AATGGTCTACGACAACGTTAAGTACACGACTCCCGGCAAGACCAAAAAATATGTTTCTATGCGAATAAATTTCAATCAGTCCACGCTCCAAAACCAAGGAGCCGCCTCTGACTATTACAGCGGTGTGATTCAATGCAACGTGTATGTCCCTAAATCTGCTGGTACGGCAGCGCTTGCAGCTGTTAGCGAGGCAGTAATTGATGGACTAACTTCAGTAAACGCAAGTGGCTATACGGATGTATTTAGTGTTGCGCCGCGCGTGCTTGACGTTAGTGGACCAAACCCCTTAGAGCTAGAAGATCGTCCTCACTTCCTTGGGATTATTTCTTGCCAATTTACAGCAGTCGTATAGTATATTAGTCGAAACGAGATTATTTCATGCGTGCTACCGAGCTGCTTCGGAACAAATTTGGCATTAGCCAGCTTTATAAGCATGAAGTAAAAGATGGGGACGAAGTAGTGCTGGAGGTTTATTGGCACCCCTTGACCATTGCTGAGCGCGAATCAATCCAAAAAAAGTCTGAAACAGACGATTCTGTGGATTTTGCTTTAGGCATGATGATTGCAAAAGCCCTTGATGCTGAGGGCAAGCGCCTGTTCCAAGACGGTGAAAAGTCACAGCTTAAGAATGCTGTAGATGCCTCTGTCCTCCAAGAGATTCAGCTTGCCATGCTGACATCTGGAGCGGAAAACAAGGTGGAGGAAGCGAAAGCTGACTTGAAAAGCTAATAGCGATTGGTATTTTATTTACTTTCTTGCCAAAGAGCTGGGTACTACGGTTGCCCAGCTTTCGCATCATTTGACGCAAGAGGAGCTAATTGGATGGGCAGCTTTTTATGAGCTGAAGAATGATGCTGAGGAAAAGGCGCGTGATCAAGCCAAAATGAGCCAAGGAGCACAAAGCCTTGGGAGGAGGTAAAGTGGGTCAATAGGCGTTTGGCTTGAGCTTGTGGCTGAATACGGCGTAAATATCGCGGTTGCGGTCAAGAATAGCCAAGCAGTTACGCAACTTTCTAGCAAGTTAAAAGATACTGCATCAAAAATTGAACAAATAAATACTAATTTTACTACATTTGCAGGTCTGACCGGGAAAGTGCTTCCTGGCTCTATCGCTAATTTTAATAAAGCATTAAGTGACGCAAAAAAGAATTTAAACGATGTTGCGTTAAATACTGGAGAAGCAGCTACTGCAGCAAGAGAATTTTTTGAAGCTCAAAATCAAGCCAATGCTGCAATAAAAGAACAGGGAAGATTGCTTAAAGAAATACGACGAGAAGGTGCGACTGTCCCGCAACGGCAGGGGATGCTTGGACCAGCATCGTCGCTTGGCCCTGATCCTAGAAAAGGTTTTTCGTCTGCGGTAGGACGGCAACGGGCGCTTGCCCAAATGGTAGCGCGTGAAACTGCTGCAGAAGTAAAAATTGCAGATGCAAAACGAAAATATGCCCTTGAGATTGGTCAAATTAAGCTAGACCTTGACCGTAAAGTTAGAAACGCAGAAATAGATAATATTATAGAAGAATTTAGAATTGAAAACGAACTTCAAGATAATCTTTTTAAAAAAGCAATAGAGAACGATAAAAAAGATGCAGCAAGGTTTATGGAGAGCCTTGGCCTTAGAAAAAATGCAGAGCTAACTGCAATAGCGGAGATTGACCAAGCAAGAAAAAAAGCAGCAGGTGAAGCTGTAAGGCTTACCGGCCAAACCAGCCCTGTTGATGGGGCGGTAGGTATTCCGGGTAGCCCTGCTGCTTTACGTGCAGCCGAAAGGTCTGCTGAGCGTTCTCAAAAATTTAGAAGTGCTGCCAGTAGTGCGTTAATTGGTGGCGCATTCCCGCTTCTATTTGGCCAAGGGGCAGGTGCTGCTTTTGGCGGTGCAGCAGGTGGCTTTGGTGGAGGAATGCTTGGAGGAGAGTTTGGCTTTGGTCTGTCACTTATTGGAACTCAACTGGGTGCAACAGTCGATCAGCTCGTTTCAAAAGCAGGTGATTTAGGAGCTGCGTTAAATCCTTTAACTGCGGATTTAGACGCTATTGCTGTAGCCGCTGGTGAGGGCAGCTCTGAGTTTTCAGCAATGCTTGGGGCTATTGAAGAGCAACTAGGTGCCCAAAGGGCTCTAGAAGAAGCTACTAACCGTTTAGCACTGGTTATAGGGATTGAAGCCGTTAATGATTTAAAGGTGTTCAGCGAGGACATGAACGAAATTGGCGATGAATTTAACAAATTAACGTCACTTATGCTGGGAGGAATTGCTGCTTTGATTAACCAAGCAGGTATTCTTAAAAAGGTTTCTGCAGCAGTCGAGCGCAAGCGTTTACTGGAAAAAGGTAAAACGAGCACAGATCCCGAAACAGTTAGGCTTGAAAAATTAAGGCAAGAGTCAATTAACAAAGGAGATGTAAAAAGAACCGGCGAATTGATAGACCAAATTGTTGCACGACAGAGAGATATTGAATTAAGAGAAATAGGAAATCAGAATGCCGCAATCGCGGATGACCTGGCCAATAAGCAATTAGCAACTCTTAGGAAAACAACTACTGAACTGAAGGCCGAAAGAACAATTTTAGAAGGAAACAGGGACTTACTCAATGAACAAGTTTTTGCAGCAGAAAGACAGTTACTTGTGTCAGAGCTTACGACTAAAACAAAGAAGATAGAACAACGCTTTGATGAGGCTAAAAAAGCTGGAAAACCAGTAAGCGATATAGTTCGCAGAGGAGAGCTGGACGTAGCGGCTACAGAGTTTGAAAATCAAATGATTGAACTTACCAGCAAGAGAACTAAAGCCCAAGAAGCAGTAGACAAGGCCACCGATCGAGCCAGCCAGAAAGCAGCAAGGGGTGTTGACATGGCTAATAAAAAAGCGAAGAGAGAAGACGAAAGAAAGCAACGCGCTATCGATCGACGAGTTGAAACGGCCAATACGGAAATAGAACGTGCTACTAAGGCTTTCGACAGAGTTGACAGTCAACTAGATAGCATTATCAGCAAGAATAAGGATAAGGTTGCGTTTGAGCGTGAATATGCCGAGTTAATTAGAAACGGCAGCACACCTGCTGCGGCTAAGCAAGCTGTTGAACTTAAGAAACAACAACTAGAGTTAGATCGCAATTTTGAAAAACTAAAAGAACAGTTAGATCTGTCAGTTGACGTTGCTAAAGCAGCAATTTTAGAAGCAAAAGCAAGAGGAGCTTCAGGTAAAGAACTGGATGATTTAAACCAAGGTTTAGCCGACCTTTTAGACAAAATTGGAAAACTTCCAGGCAAAAAAGAAGACGCTGAAGGGGCAATTCTTGAAGCGTTAGCCCCCAAGAGTGACCGTGAACGCTTGCAAGAGTATTTAGACAATCTTCAAGGGCAGCTCAACGATTTAAACGATCCAGTAAAACAAATAATTGGACTTGCTGAAACGCTTGGTGGAGCGTTTAGCGAGTCATTCAAGGGTATTGTCTCAGGAAGCATGACTGCCCGTGAAGCGTTAGCAAATCTGTTCCAACGCACAGCAGATCACTTCTTGGACATGGCTGCACAAATGATTGCAGCTCAGATCAAGATGAAAATTCTGGGCATTGCCGTGAACTTCTTTGGTGGTGGTGGTTTTAACAGCCCTGCCGCTAGCCCTGGAGGTTCTGCCGGTGTTGCGGGTATTGGCGGTGGCATGACCAATCCCTTTGGTAATAGCAGCTTGTTTGGAGCACCTTTTAGCTTGACCGGGAAAGCTCTTGGTGGCCCTGTTTCCAGCGGCCAACCTTATCTAGTAGGTGAGCGTGGCCCAGAGATGTTTGTCCCTGGAGCGCAGGGTAATATCGTTCCAAATAATGCAATGGGCGGTGGCGCTAACGTGACTGTGAACGTTGATGCTTCTGGCTCTTCTGTGCAGGGTGACGGTCCAAACGCTTCGCAACTTGGCAAGGCGATTGGCGCTGCTGTCCAAGCTGAGCTAATCAAGCAAAAACGACCTGGAGGATTGTTAACCCGCTAATGGCTGTATTCCCTTCAATTACACCGACCTATGGCGTGCAAAAAAGCAGCGCCCCTGTCACGCGAAAGGTGCAGTTTGGTGATGGCTACGAGCAACGCCTTACGTTTGGTTTAAACCAAAACCCCAAAAGTTTTAGCCTTACGTTTGAGGTGTCTGAGACTGATTCCGACACCATCGAAACGTTCTTGGATGCACGGGCTAGTGACAACGCAAGTTTTGATTTCACACCGCCTGGAGAAGGCAGCAGTTCAAAATTTGTTTGTGAGCAGTGGACTAAGTCGATCCCTTACCTGAACCGAGCTACGATACAAGCAACATTCCGCCAAGTCTTTGAGCCGTAATGACTGTCACGACTAGATCGAGCAAGGGCAGCCCGCTCACCCATACCGAGGTTGACACCAACTTCACAGACCTGCGTGATAGTTGCGGCTATATAGCAACCGGCCAAGGTGGAACGGTTACTCAAGCAACGTCTAAAAGCACAGCGGTAACGCTAAGTAAGAAGTGCGGTCAGATCACAATGAACAATGCGGCATTAGCTGCAAACACAACTGTTTCATTTACGTTGACCAACACAACGGTGGCAGTGACTGACGTAATTGTTTTAAATCACGTTAGTGGTGGAACGGCTGGCTCTTATTTGCTAAACGCTCAACCTGCCGCTGGTTCTGCAAGTATTAACGTCCGAAACATCACGAGTGGGTCGTTAAGCCAAGCGATTGTGATCGGGTTTGCAGTGGTGAAAGCCACTACTAGCTGAGCATGTCTTACGTCGTAACTGGATATTGGAACTCCGGTTACACCGACACGGAGTCCAGTGATGGCATCACCAGTGAGCTGCAAGGCATTTCGCCAACAGCAGTTATCGAGCTATTCCAGCTTGAGCTGGATTCAGTGCAGCATGGAGTCGATACAACTTATTACTTCAGCGGGTTAAACCAAGGCGGGCTCCAAGCGATAACGTTTGGCGGGCAGCTTTATACAGCAATCCCGCTTGAAGCTGAAGGTTTTAGCTACTCAGGGCAGGGCAGTTTGCCGCGTCCAACTTTACGGTTAAGCAATCTATTTAGCACCATCACAGGTCTGATTGCTACGTTGCCAAATGGATTAGAAGGCGCAAAAGTCACGCGCATTCGTACATTAGCTCGCTACATAGATGCCATAAATTTCCCAGGAACTCCGGCTTATTTGTTAGCAGAAGACGGCAGTTTTATCTTGGCAGAAGATGATAGTTTTATCCAAACAGATTTTAATGGAACAAATCCATTTGGCACTCCAGACAGCACAGCTATTTTCCCCAAAGAAATTTACTACGTTGATCGCAAGTCAGCGGAGAACCGCGCTTTAATTGAATTTGAACTTGCATCTGCTTTTGACCTTGCTGGTGTACGCGCACCAAAGCGCCAGTGCATCAGCCGTTGCCAATGGGTCTATAAATCAGTTGAATGCGGCTACGACCCAACAGTTGGTCCTGGCAAGGTTGTTGATGGTGTGACGTTTACGCGATTCACTGCCAATGATGTTGGTACGACTGAAGACAGCGA